AGTGTTTTGCTTTACGACCAAATCTTACTGCAAGCTCCCCGGTGTGAGTGACCTGTATGATCTTGAGCTTAGGATCACGGCCCACCATCCAGGCGGGAAGAAGAAAAGATGCAAACTCAGACTTAGTATGTCTAGGTGGCATATTAACAATTAATCTGTTTATTTTACCAGTTGCAAGATCATTAAATTTTTTAGCAATTATTCTATGGTGCGCACCTTCAATGAACTCGGGCCAAACGCACTTAACAAAGGACATAAAATCTTCTTTTGCCCTGTTTTGTATCTTTTTTTCAGTGTGAAGTAATCTTAATTGCTTGAATTGTTTTCTAATGTCGGTCGGTAATTTGCTTATATCTAAGTTATTTAAATCCATTTTAAATTTTTTATAATATTTTTTGCACTTTTTAAGGTGGAGAAGTTTTATACACCCTCTAACTGTCTAAATCAAGCTATATAGTCCGAAATATTGGGACCCCTTTTTATATAAGGGAAGTCGATTACTGAGCGCGCGCGAATTTTCGGATCGCGTCTGGTACCTCTATGGTTTATGTATTATGTGCTGTGATAGGGGGCGCAACCTGTGCGTGTGAGTGTGGTCCTACAGGACCACACAGTTGGTGTTCGGTTTAGTTAGCCCAAGTATTAAGGGCGTCCTTCTTAATTAGTATTGTTGGTCCCGCAACAAAGTCATCATGTCCCCATAAATATTTATCCTTAGTAAATGTAGTACGCCATAACGTTGTCGCTTCTTGGTTAATGGGTAACCCCATCATCTTACCTTCTTCATTTAATAATAGTAAGTCACCATTCGGCATTGATACAACCTCAACCATTCCACCAACAAACTTAGACACTGCCTTATAATCTGGCTCATCTTTTTTGTCTGTGATAATCTTGAACTCTGCTGTTGTGTTTGTCTGTGTCATTTGTATTCTCCTGTATGTTTGTTATAGGGCTAGCCTATATTAATAGGCTAGCCTTGTCAAATGTTAATTCCAAAGATCCTTGACCATTGCGCCATTGGTCGCCGAGTTAAGCGCTTCAAGATACTCGGTCTCTGTCATTTTAAGATAAGTTAAACAGAACTCATGTTTGATCTGTTGAGTTTGTCCAGGTGTCTTGATGTAGTCAACTGCTTTGTCTAACATCTCTTGACGTCTCTCGCCTCCTGGCATGTACTCGGCTTTAATTGTTCTTGTCATATTATTTCTCCTGTATAAGTTAATATATCCCTATCCTATACTATCCATTATAGGTGTCAACTGTTATTAATCCCCTTCGGCCGTCTGTAATCTAGCCAAGATTTTAGCATGGCTCTCGATTGCTTTCTCTAACACTTTTAGTCTATCCTCTATATATTTGTCTTTCTTTCTTTTATCTGCTTCCATTCTATTCTTTGTATGCACCTCAAAGTGTTCGTCATTTAATTGTGTCATTTTTTATCACTCCATAATCTTAAACCTATTAATCCAAATAACATTGCTATAAAAAATAGTTCATACATTAATTGTTCAGTCATTAACAACACCCCACGCAATAACCTTGTTTCCAACTTTTCTCCCCTATTTTTATAGTTTTACTACACGATCGGCAAATATTATACTTCTCACAATACTCATGCGATTTAACAGTGGCCTGTTTTTTTTCCCACCCATTTGTAATGAACTCTTTTTTTAGTCTTTCTACTAGTGTTCCCATGTTATTTCTCCTGTATTAATTAATAACCTATCCTAGCATTAATAGGATAGGTGTCAAGGGTTAAAATTTGCCTTATGTGTAATACAACCTGAAGTTGAATTGTTTATATATATACCACCATCCCCAGCCACCATCCAATGGTAATGAATAATTTTAGCACTGTCAAGAAGTTTATTTGCATTTAAGTAAAATAAATATCTTGTTTATTAATTGTCCTATGTTATAAATGACATAGCCCACATTTAAAGATTTATCGGCTCTTAAAACTATAAATCTTAATGGGACTTGCACCAGCAAAAGCAAGTAGGACTCAATAGCAGGTTTCTTTATACCTCTCCTGCTACTGATCCCTGATCCATTATGTAAGTACCAGGAATTTATTCATGGGCCTTTAATGGATCTGGGATCGGAAACGGTCATTCATTAGTAGAGCCCGCTGGGGCCAGCAATGGTCCCAGCATAACCCAAGGAAAATATGACAGAAGAAATAGAACAATTTGATACATGGTTAAGCACAGCACAGCTGGGAGATAAGTATACTTATTTCACAGGTAATATTGCCCACGCGTCCGTTATACTAGGCGGAGATAAAATAAAAAAATTAAGGGACCATGTCATGAATACATGCTGTGATTGGAACTTGGACCCTTTACCAACTAAAGCAACAGACAACAAGATCTTATTTAAATCAAAAATAAGACTAGTACAAAAAAGACTAAAAAGATATTGGGACAAAAAAGAAAAAGATGTCTTGAATGAAACAGCTTACATAGCTGTTAAAATATAGAATGTTGGGCCCGCAAGGGCCCATACAACCTGAGGTTGAAAAAAAAGAAAAAAAAGAAAAAAGCACCAAGCAACAAGCGCCAAGCGCCAAGCGATGCAACCTGTAGTTGTATATAAATTAAAAAAAGATTTGACAATGGTTCATGGATAATATAGGATAAGTACTTAATCAATAAAGGAGAAATAAATGACAAAAAAGTTTACTGAAAAAGAAAATCAAATTTGCGATATGATGGCCTGGTTGGCGTGTCATGCGGATGAAGATTGTCCGGGTGAATACAGAACCAAACATTTTAGGATCGCCTTGAAAAAAGCAATCGATTATTTAGAGAGCAGTGGTTGGTATGATTTTAACACAGCGAGGAACCATGACAAAATTTAAAATAACAGCAGGACAAACACAATACACAACTTATGAAATTGAAGTAGAAGCCGGCAGTTCGGAGGAAGCGGAAAAAATTGCCTTAGCTACTGATATGAATAAATGGGATAATGAGCGCACTGAGAATGGTGACGCTTTAAGTATAGATGATATTGAGGAGGTAATTGAATAAAGCTTCAAGCCTCAAGCGGCAAGCCTTAATATGAACACAATTAAATAATACACTTTATTAAACATACAGGAGAATAAAATGGGTAAATATACCAAAGAACAATATACGCAATTTGTAAAAACAATGAGCGATGAAGACTGGAAACTGATCAGAGGAAAAATGGAGGAAAAAATTCCAGATGTTAAAAAATGGGACGAGAATCTATTTAGATCTTATTCTCTAAGAGTTGTAACCGCTGGATCCAGGAAGGAGGATTTAAACTAATGAAAAGAATTAAACATAGAGATTTAACTCACTACTTTCTACAAGATCATAGATACCTGCCGCGATCCTATCTTGCCAGCTGCGAGCGCTTTTTCAAAAGCTTCAAGCTCCACGGGCCAGGAACCAGGGCCCGAGCTTCAAGCGTCAAGCATCAAGCGGCAAGCCTTAATTCGGACACAATTAAATAGTACTATTAATTATACAGGAGAAATAAATGCTAATAAAAGATGCTTTAAAAATTACGGGCTCATTTACAAAAACTTCAAAAATGCCGGGCTTAAGTTACAGCCTCCCGGCGTGGGAATGCCAAACGGGCGCTAAACTTCGGAAGGTTGAGAGCTCACCGTGTTTCGGTTGCTATGCATTAAAGGGTAATTATACAAGATACCCGGCTATTAAAGCAGCGCAATATGTAAGACTCAACTCACTCACCAATCCGTTATGGGTTGAAGCGATGGTTGCAAAAGTTAAAAATCAAAAATGGTTTAGATGGCACGACGCCGGCGATGTACAGAGCCACGAGCATATGGCTAATATTTTAGAAGTTGCAAGATTAACGCCTCACGTAAAGCACTGGATGCCCACACAAGAGCGGCCTTACCTCCCAGACCCTGAAGTTGTACCAGATAATATGGTGATCAGATTATCGGGCAGCAAGGTCGACGGACCAGCGCCCACGGCCTGGAGTCATACGTCGACGGTTGTTACAGATGGAAAACCTTCTTGTCCAGCTCCAACGCAGGGAGGCAAGTGTAAAGAGTGCCGGGCTTGCTGGAATAAAGATATTCAAAATGTATCATACGGAAAACATTAGTGTGGTTTTTTAAAAACGGCGCTGGCTGGTGCCAGCGTCATAATCCAGAGAATACAGAACCTAGACCGAGGAAATCTCGAGCTCCTATATTCAGGGCCCGTGGACCGGGGACCAAAGCCTCAAGCTCCAAGCCTCAAGCTCCTAAAAAATGAACACTAGATTATTAAAAATAAATGCAATGAAAAAATTTACCCGCTGGTTAGATATTAATTCAGTGGCAGTTCCTTTATGGGATCTGTATAATCCTTTGGGAAAGATATACAAGGGTCTCGAGCGGAGGGCTCAAGCTGCAAGCGCCAGGAATAGCTTTTGCAAAAGCCGCAAGCGCTTAGGTTGGGAACAAATGTTTTTTAGAATAGAGCAATTTTCTAAAGCTCAAAAATTATTAAAGTATATACAGAAAAGAAAGACCCGAACCTCAAGCGCCAAGCTCTGAGAGCATTAAGCGACAAGCATCAAGCCCTTCGCTGCAAGCTTCAAGCTTCAAGCCACAAGCAGCAAGCTCCCTGATCCGTGAACCACGGTACATGTAATAAGTATTAGAGGACCACGGACCGCGGGCCTCTATAAGGATAAATGTATTGTTAGGATGTCTTAAATGGAAGGCAATTTGATGGGGAGAAAAACGTATTTTTTTACCCTTTGTTACTTTTAATTCGATAGTGAAGAAGTGGCTATTATTATTGTAGACCAATAGATCAGGAGTACCAAGTAAGCTAAGATTCTCAAGTCTAATGAGAGAAAATTCTTTAAAATTCTTTTTAAGTTTTTGGTATAATTTAGCCTCTGGGCCCATAGGTTTTTTAAAGTAACCATGTCATGCAAATACTAGAGTGCATCACGTAATTTATCTGGAATAATTATCTTTCTATCGGTCTTTGTTTTCAAAACTAGACGATGAGATTGGTGGTTTTTACTTAACCCAATTATTGTTTGATTGTTTTCGTGGACTTCCATTTTTTTAATTTCTTCTAAGAATCCATTGATCTCTACCATGATGACAGCATCACTCATAGCATTACCTTGACGAGTTCCGTCTTTTTTATTCTCGGTAAATTTAGATAAGAATTCTTGTAAGTCTCTTACTCTCATTTTTTAGTTTCTGCAAGAAGTTTTTCTATTTCTTTTTTATAAGTATTATTATCATACTCCAGCTCTTGAATATATCTAGCTAAACCTACTATCTTAGTGCTTAACTCTTCTATAATTTTTTTAGAACCTGAAAGTATATTATCAGTTTTAATCCATTCAGCTTCTTTTTGTTTATATGCCCAGATTTGTTTTTGATGCTCTTCAATCAGAAAAGTTAAATCTAAAGTTCCTCTATCTTCTACAGTTTCATTCATAATTTCTATATGTTTTTTAGGTGGGTTAGGTTGTGCAGCGCTTGGTCTAAAATTATCTTTCATATTGACTTTATATGACAGTTACCTTAAAATGTCAACATGGGAGTTCCTAAAAGATTAACTGAAATGCAAAAGAGGTTTGCCGAGTTTATAGTATTCGGTGACGAGGAAGGTCCTGTATCTCAATCAGAAGCAGCTAAGCTAGCTGGATACAGTCACAAAAGGTGTAAAGTAGAAGGATCAGAATTATTAAATCCTAGACTATCTCCATTAGTAGTTCAATATGTAGATTCACTTAAGCAAGAGCGAATAAAAAAGCATGAAATTACTTACGATAAACATTTAGCTGAACTAGATAGAATTAAGACGGCCGCTTTAAAGAAAGGCAGTTTCTCTTCTGCTGTGAACGCTGAAGTATCTCGAGGCAAGGCAGCAGGATTATACATAGACAGAAAAATAATAAAACATGGGAAATTAGAAGATTTATCAGAAGAAGAAATAGAATTAAAAATGAAAAAGATTTTAGAAGACTACGCTCCGATGCTGAATATGAAGACTGTCGAGGCCGAGGTTGAAGAGGTTGAGACGATAAAACCATCTAAAAAAGCAAAAGAATTATTAAATTAATATCTAGCACCTTTTCTCATATTATCTATAGGAAATAAAGGTTGAAGATTAGTATAATTAAAACATTTTCTTTGTTCTTCAGGCTTAATTAAATCAAAACTCGCACAAGGTCTAATGTGATCTACATGAAATGAACTTCGATTTTCCCAACTCATTCCAGGTTTAAATTGTTTCTCTAAGTGTTGTTTTAGAAATTCAATACTACACCCTAATAATTTCATAGTAGAAGCTGATTTACTATTACCTTTTAAAGCTTCTCGGAGCCTATTACGAAGTAAATGGGTTAACCTAAAAAGTGGATCAGTATCTCTTTTTTGTTTTTTATAACTATATATTTTTTCCCTATTAGCTAATTCATATTCTTTTTTATATTCAGAAATCTGTTCTCTATTATCTAATCTATACTGTCTATTATATAGTATCCGACTTTCTCTATTATCTAAATGATACTGTTTTCTTTCTTTAGAAATCTTTTCTTTATTAGCTAAGTAATATTGTTTTTTCTGTTCAGAAATCTTTTCCTTATTATCTAATATATACTGTTTATTATAAAGCCTCAGTTTTTCTTTTTTGGATAAGACTATAGCGCTCTCTTCTTTTACGCCTAAGCTCTTCTTTATTTCTTTGATAGTATCTTCTAGTAGAATCATTCCTATCTTCTATATTTTTATAAGGCATTTGTCAACATCCTTAATGAAGCTTTGTCATCTTCAGAACACAAGAAGTCGGGAAAACAGAACGTTCACTAAAAGTTATAGTACCATCATCATCAATATCATAGCCGGCAAAGATTTTTACAGTATGTTTATCTTTACTAAATAGATAACCTTCACTTACAGGAGTCGCTAGCTT